ACTTGCCCCCACTGTGCAATCAAGTTCATCCAGTTCTGTATCGATTCGACTTCTACCATCTTTTGAGATCGTGCCAGTTGCCCGACATATTCAATATCAATCGCATCCAGTTGTTCAATTTCTGGAGGAGGTGGAGGTAATGCTCCCGTCCTGAACATAATGCCAACTGTTCTTTCCAGCATCGGGCCTAACACTTCTGATTCAAATCTTGAAATCGTCGGGCCGAGAAGACGTTCCATTTCGCCACGCAAAATGCCTACCTCGGTAGCTGTCATCTGTTTTGTTCTCGGAATGTTCAACTGATCTGTCAAATAGATGTCACGAATAGATTGCTTGAGATCATTCGCTTTCAATGAAGATAAATCCAGGCGTAATTCTGTTGGCAGTGTTCTTACATCGTTAGGATTGCGTGAGTAGATAATCGAGTTGCTGCCGAGTTTCACCGTGCCGATAAATCCGTCTTCGGGGGCTAGGATAGGCGGATTGACTGCTTTTTCCAAACCTATTAATTCAAGTTTGCGTAACTGGTTGAGTGACTTGATATCGTCGAGCGCAATAGCGGCAGGCCCACGACCTCTCGTTTCGCCAGACGCTTTGTCCCACCTCCCAACCATGTACGGAAATTCCTTGTAACCTCTTTCATCGACCACTTCTGATTTGTCAACAAAGATGTCAACCGATGCAAAGGGAAACTTGACCTTGGAACTCAAGTCCCTGGTTGGTGCGACCACCCGCAAAAAATTAAACTTATCATCCGGCGTTTGTTCTAATGATTTGGCAATCACATCCGGCATCTTTGCCGAAGGAAACCTCTGGGCAAACTGCCGTGCCGTTAATTCAAACTCGCGCATCACGGTATCGACCATGCCAGCATCATCTTCCGCAAATACATAAGAAGATATTGGCAAAGCCCTGAACGTCAATCCGTTGAATCCTTTTTGTTTCAGTTCAGCCTCTTCAACATATAAACAGATCGTTGCAAACGAATTGAAATCAAGATAAATCTCGTTGATGACAGGGTAGAAATTACTTTGATCAAGAGCAAACCGCACTCCATCCTCTACCGTCTTAAACCAGTTCAAGACATTCTGGTTATCGTTGAATTGCTTGAATGGGGATGCTTCGGGAATTTTAAAACCAAACCATTGAATGGCTTTCGGCGTTAAGGTATCCGCCATCACTAAAGCTAATGTATTAGCCGCATGAGGTGCAGTTGAATCGTAATGTTTATGCCTAACAATACCAGGCACACGGCTTTCATCTAAAGATTGTTTGCGTGGGCGAATAAAGTCCACCACTTCCCGATAAAATGTATCCCAGAGATTCCTGTCTTCTTTCAATGATTCGTTACGCCTGATTAAGCTCTTCGCATTGACTGCCATCTAGTATCCGCCTAATTTTTGTTTCGTGGACTTCTCTTCTTCCACTAATCCAGCCCCACCGCCTTCATTGGTGATTAACGAACTCCTGCCGCGTTTTCTTTTAGCCTGCTCGTCGGCACGGGCTTTAGCTTCCTTTTCTTCCTGCTCCTTGCTTACATCCGGCAATGGCGCGGGCATGGGCGGCATCGGCGGGAGACTTGGTGTTCCGCCAAAACAATTAGTAACTATAAAATCAAGTATGTTCATCAGTTGCCCCCCAGTGTTTTCTTTTGCCCAGAAGCATCATCACCTAATCCTGATGCGCCGCCTTTATTAGCAATTAAATCACTTCTGCCACGCCTTTTATTTTCTGCTGCTTTTTGCCTCGCTGCCGCAGAGTTATCCACGGGCGCTGGTTTGGGAGGTGGCGGAGGCGTATAAACAGGCCGTGGAGGAGGACTTCCTCCCATAATTGAAAAGTAAGTATCAAGAATATTCATTAGAAAAATTCAAACTCCTGCTCAGCGACGGTTTGTAATGGGGATGTTCTCGGTTGTCGGTAATCCATTGCCAGTTGCATAAACGCATCGGCGCTGTGCGATGCCCAGTTATGTACTGGCGTTTTTTTGTAGACTCCCAACTTGTCATCAAACTCCTTGTGATAATTGCGTAATCCTGAAATCAACTTTTCGCACTTGTTCTTGTCAAACCAGCATTTAGAAATTATTTGCCGCGCCTGTTCGATTGCCTCTTCTTTTGCTCGTACTTTTTTACCGACTGTAAATATAATTCCCAGACTCCGCGCCGTATCCCTGCGGCTCTTGCCTGTAGTAAGTTCTCTAACCTCAATGTCCCACGGTGCATGATGCGCCCCATAAACGTAAGGCTTGCTTTTAAGCACGTTGATAAAGTGTGGCAAACCCTCACCGTTGGCCTCGTAGTAGTCAATGATACGAATCTCGTTTCCTACCGTCTGGTAAAACACAATCGCCGTGGCATCATCAATCCCTAAATCCCAGGCGGTTTGAACATCTATCTTCGATTCCCACGGCAGATTTAAAAATCGTCCATCATCTTCCGCCCTCGTCATTTCTCTTGCAAAGTAAGCTCCAGGGATTGCCGCATGGAAGCTGGTGAAATACTCCTGCTGGATCATTTCCGGCGAAAGTCCTTCTCGCTCTTCTTCGGCAATATCTTCCTCCGATACCACCCATGATCCGTCTTCGCCATCGGCATCCCGCTTCGTATCCTTCACCGTCAACCGTGAGCAAAACCACTGGTCATTCTTATCCGCCATCTCGTACAACTTATGTCCGTGATTTTGTCCACGCGGCGTATAGATGAACAAGGCCCAACCGTCGTTCTCTCTTACAATTGGTCGCATCAAGTCCCATGCTTTCGGTGTCATAATCGGGTATTCTGAAAAGATCAGCCCGACGGGATTTGTCCCGACCAGCCAATCCAGTCCCATGTCTGTCCCAACCAACTGGTAAATGCTCCCGTTGGACAGGGTAATCTTCATATCTGTTTCATTTTTTGTCCTTATCAATTCCTTCGGGAAATGATCCAGCACCTTCAATCCAGCCTTGTCGATGCCATCCCATATGGCTTTTCGCGCCTGACGAGCCGTTGGAAATAAATGATAATACTGCCCGACTCTTTGAAACATCATCTTGGCGCATAAATTTAACGAGCATTTATCTTTTCCCGATCTCCTGTGCCAGACGAGTACTCCCCGCTTGATGCCGTTATCAAAGGCTTCAAACAGCGGGACTTGGTAGCTCCTCGGAGTAAACTTGTGTGGTAGTGTCAGGGTTACCATTATAATTTATGATGTTTACTTGAACTTGCGTTCCTGTATCGTTCTCTTCTTTCTGCGCGAGTTTTGCATACCATCCAAAAAGTTCTCTGCGATTTCTATCGCTTGATCTTGCCCAGGAGGTAAGTTCTTCCACTCCGCCAATGTTGGCGACTGCCTTCTTGATCGTTCCAGCAACTCCAAGGTCTTCAGTCTCCTGAACAGCTTTCTCCTGTTCCTGGTACGTCCTGATTCCCAGCGCCTTGTTGGTTTTGTTGAACGCCGCACGTTCTTTCTCGCTCATATTTGTCAACATACTGATATACCCTGTGCCATGCCCCACCTATGAATTTGTATAGTGTCCACTGCCTTGCTACAAAATAATCCGCCGCGTGGTCTGCCGGACAAGTCGAAAACATCCAGTACTGTTCATCCACCACCCGTTTTACATCGCAATACACGCCAGTATTGAAAAATATGATGGGATGGGCAAACACAACATCAGGCTGTCCATCTCCGTTCACATCGTAATACACCGTCACATTTGCAGGGATTTCATTGACATTCCATCCCACGGTCATCTCTTTGGGCGGCTCGATAACACCCGTGTCATTTGTCCAGTTTGCATGTGCGGCTCCTGGCAAGGCCAACGCGAGTACCAGTATGTGTGCCGCGATGTTATTTGCCATTGACCGCATCGATAATGGCTTCTGTTGCGTCGAAATAAGCCTTACTATCGATGTAAAATATACCCAGACTTCTCAGTTCCGCATCGTTGATGCAGTTTGCACCCACATCTTTAAACTGCAATGCTGGATTACCAGGGCGTGGGGGATAGGCAATATTGATGCCTGCCCCCGGAAACGATTGACAACTAGTCGTCAGCAGTAAAAACAGAACGAGGGTCATCATCCAGGCGCTTAATCCGATCATTGCGTTTTTTATTGATTGCATCGCGCACCTTATTGATTTTCCCGTGAATTCCCAAAGCTGTTCTATAGCTTCCCGATTTTTCAAGTTGTCTGCCAATCCTGATAAAATAAAATACTGCTCCTACTCCCAGTACAAGAGTAATGATCAGTGTCGTCACTTACGGTCTTGTCCCATCTTCCAGGTTGCCGCTCCGCCAATGCCGAGCATTCCCCATGCTTCCTGCGAGAAATGGTGATAGCCAAACATCTGGCATATCATCATTAAAGATCCTACAGCCATGAGACTGTACGTTTTGTATCCCGGGGATACCTTGTCAATCAGTTCGATCAATACTTTGACCATTTATTGCACCTCTAGTTTATAAATTTTGTTAATACAACCAATGGGGATCTGCCCCCGTACTGCCGTACATTTACTTTCCTTGTCACTCGATTCAATGTTATTGCAAAAATAAATCGTCTTCCTGGTCGCTTTCAGAAAAAAGCCTACTGTCCTGACAGGGATCTCCTTGTACTTTGCCACATCACTCAAATCAGCCCATGCATTCTCGCCTTCAATATCTCCCGCGTCGTCCCATTCGATGGCGATGCAGTCTTCAGGCTTTAATGATTTGATCTGTTTTCTGACACCTAATACACCCATAAACACGGCGACGGCCTGCCTTCGCCATCCGCCACATCAACGTGAATAAAACCCCTCGCTATACCCATTCTTGAAAAATGCGTCCTGAGAAATCCTACGATCTGATCTCTCTCAAAACATCCATTGACGGCAATGTCCGCCGCTAATCCATCCATATGTGTAGAATTCTCGGCCCCTTTAACTTTCTTGTTGTGCTGTTCGCAGCGCAGCCCCGATGTGATATGCATGGGTTTGCCGTACATCAATCGAACAATCTCCAGCTTCGACACCAGTTCGGCTGATATCCTGTCCGAGCCGCAATTGCATTTGCAGGCAAATTCTTTTCTGGAGAAATGATCTGTTAGGTCGCCCATTTACTAATAACCCATCCAATCTCTTAATGATTTGAGGGTAGGATTATTAAAGGTTTTAACTTCTACACCCCATTTATTCTTTCGGAGGACATGCGTATATGCTTTGACTTTATCGCCATCATATGTGTAGGTATTAGGTTTGCCAGGAGTGTCTGACTGTCTGTAACCATGATTTTCAAGAAATTTTTCAGTTAATCCCTCTTTTCTATCTGTTAACCTGACATCTGACCAATCTCGTTTCTTCTCCCCCTTCAACTTCTTTTTGGACTTCTTAGAAACAGAACTCTTCTTGCCTGTTACAATGCTTCTTCCCCCACCCCCTCCACCGGAGATTCCGCTGATTGCTCCTGGCATTCCTCTCGGTGCATATTGTCCCGCCATGTTCCCCTACCTCGGTTTCAAAGTTTTGATATATTCCTGATACGGAAATGATCTGTTAGGTCGCCCATTTATTTTATTTTTATGACGGCTGCTCCAGGCCAGTTACTTTTGGCTCGTGCCAGAGCATGTCCTTCATTCATACCTTTGATTTCGTCAGTATGTGTACTGCCATCTTTATGTTTAACCTTCACCTTAATTGTCGTTTTATACTTTTGTTCGTGAAATCCTTTGCCTGGCGGAGATTCTCCAATCTTCATATCCCGTTTACGTTTACCCTTGCCACTTCTTGGATGTTTGCCCTTCAACTTCTCTTTAGCCTTATCTGAAACAGAACTCTTCTTTCCAGTGACAATGCTTTTTCCACCCGTAGAGCCAGACCAACCTCTGCCACCTCCTATGCCAACACCACCACGCCCAACAAAATCTCCTGGTGAATCAGCACTGGGAATTCTCTTTACAGTCATTTCACCATCTCGGTTTCAAAGTTTTGATATATTCCTGATACGGATTAGATTGGAGCCATTCGCCATACTGTGATTTGACATAGACATCGTCGCACTCAGCGCAAATAAACCAGTCGAATTCAGAGTCAAAGAGCAATACCTGATCAATCTCGTTGCGGTGTCCGCACTTCAGGCAAGTCGCGTTGCTCGCCATTCGGCTCGTAGCCTTGCTTGTCATCCGGCGGATCAGTTTTGATTAAACCCACGTTGACCTCCCGATAGCGATAAGGTACATTCACGCCAATGTAGTAACTAGAGAACTGCCAGAGTTCAGGCCAGCTTGAAGGAATCGCCACATTGGACGAATGCTTCTTCAGCCAAGTGTCCGCATCGTGGACAATCGGCCTCAGAAGCCTCGGAGGATCGTGCCTGACGACCACCAGTCTGCGTGATTTTTTTTTTGGATATCATATCTATCGTGTATTTATAGTGCCTTATCGATATATAGTATACCATATATTGTGGTGCCTGTCAATAGCTTATACCACATAGAGTGTACCTTGACATTACTATACCACATATGGTATACATTACAACAGCATACCACTATATATGGTATAGCCACCTAATTGTAATTACTTCACGGCAGATTGCATTTTGTGCTTTACTTTTCAGCGCAAATATGATAAACTATTACTTGTAGTATATTTCAAAACAAGGATATAGACTTAAAGAGATACCAAACATCTATATCTGGAAACCGAGTGGTTTTTACTCGGTTTCCCAAGCTTAATCTTTTCGCTTTTGACCTTGTAGTTCACTCCTGCGGAGCAGTCTATCTATCAATAGATAACCGCTTTGCGGTATGCCGCTGGAGCGGAAAAGCAAAACCCACGCCAGTAAAAGCAAGTTAAAAAGGCTATGTTTGAAGACCCCTTTACCGACAACCTCGATAACCTCTCCTGCCAGGATGCAATCCAGAAAGGCTATAAATACTTCCTCACCGCTACGATCACCTTTGGCGATCTACTAGACACAACTGGCGAGCCTACTTCCTACGACTTTGCGGAGTGTTTCAAAGAGATGAATGAAGAGACACTGCGGGATTTCTACAGACGGGCGGCAGACGATGCCTGCGATCTGATAGAGGAGGATTGAGTGGATCATATGAATCCAAAACCATGCGCCTGTACCATGTCGTTTATCAGCAACTTATGGGGCAAATTTAAAATATGGTGCTTATGGCTGGGTCATTAATGCAAATATCAATCCTGGCTGGGCGATGTGTGGCACAAGTTGAAAATTGGTTTAATGCGTGTGGGGGAACCTATTATCGGCGTGGCTCAAAATTTTTGGGGGGTGGCCGCCTTCATTTTTACATCGCGCAGGGCGGCAAAAAAAACTTTACTTCGTTATCAACGACGTGCGCTTACATTATAGCGACCACGCTAGCAATGGGTTGCACCACCCCACCCCACGGTTGCGGGAATAATTAATGGTATGAGTCGAGGAAAGCGCCGACCAGGTACGCCATATCCTCACCAAAGATCTGCAACCGGTAGGTTTCTGCCATGTCCACGAAGTCTAACATTAAAAGACAAGGTATCTCGCAAGTATCCCAATAGAGTTTATGCATCCGTATCATCCAAAGAGCATCAACAACTCAAAGAATTATCCCTAACATTAAACGTCGCGATGTCAGATATCCTTGCTTTCCTTATCACCAATCACCTTGAGCAATTAGCGCAGCAGGCATCCTTTGAAGCCGGGCAGCAATCCATCCTGGACAAATCCGCCGATAATCCGAAAAAAACGCCAGTTATAGAATAGCCTTAGAATTCGCCAAAATATCATTCCCCTGGAATATTGGCAAATATTGCCATCAATCCCAAAATTCTAGGCCCTTAAATCCGATTTAAGCTCATATTGTAATAAAGCTCATATCCTAGCATCTTGGCAAATCGGCAAATCAGCGCCAAAAAATATCCCCTATATATAAATAAATATTCTTTTAATGGTATCTTTTCCATTGACTCATATCCAACTTGTGGTACGCTTTGGGAGTAATAACAATCAATAAAAAAGGGAGTTTAAAACAATGTTTAAATTCTATAGAAATTTAAACGCGCAAAAAACAAGTAATAATAAATGGTCTCTTTATACCAATGGCAGCGCGTTAGAACATGCTGTTTGTATTTACTCCACAAACGTAACAATTAAACAACCTAGCGGCAAAGCCTTTATTAATTGTTTAAGCGGCGGCAATCGCAGCGTTTTCGCATGGTTTAAATCGGATAATGTCATTACAAACAAATTGCCGCCATTGCCTAAAAACGCCATAAGAATAAATTTTAACCCTAAAAAGGGAGATAAATTTTTCCACAATAACGGCGTACAAATCAATTTTTTGAAACAAGTTTGGCTGACAAATAAGGGAGAATGTTTTGGAATCAAATAATAAGCAAAGAGTATTAATAACAGAAGACGGTTATACGTTTTATGAGCAAAGCGATGGGGCATGGGCAGATAGCCCTAACGGACAAGTTGACATGATTTTAACTGATAAAGAATTAAACTTGCCAACTTTTCCAGGGTATGAAATAACTACAATATCATCACATTCGTTATTGCCGCTTATTTCTAACGCAATGGATGGCGTTTATAAATTGCCGCTTCACAAGGGTTACAAATGGGCCTTTAGATTAAATGAAACGGATATCATTTTATCGCGTACAAAAAAACAAGCGCAATGCCAATTTGTCAAATTTTGCGCAATGGATATTAAAGAGAGAAAAAAAGCTTTTTACGAATTATCGGATAAAGAGAGAGATTGGATCTAAACCGTATTCTAGCGATCCGAAAAAATCGAAGTCTAACTGGCGTTTTTTTTCAAAATAAAAAGGGAGATTTAACATGAGAAATAAGTATTTATATTTAGGAATTGACAAGCATGGGTTTACTTATTTTTTAAAGGGAAAATATGTTTTTCAATGGTTTCCTTTTCGTGATTATTTTGTTAATGGTAAAAACATGATAGGACAACCAAATGGCTTGTTATGTTCACTATCAGCCTGGGAAAATAGCCTATATAAAATCATAAAAAGTAGGTAATAAATAAAAACGTCGCCATATCTACTTTGAATAGATAGGCGACGCAATCCACAAGGGATTTAGCAAACATTCTACGGCTTGCTAGTTCCCTTGTATCACAAAAAGGGAGATTTACCAATGAAACAAAAGGGATATGTCCTATACAAGGGCCCATCGCGCATTGATGGCGAAACAATTGTAGCAATACTAACTCTTCAATCCACAAATATTAAGACCGGCAATATGGCGCAATTATGGATTCTTCGCGAAGACACGCCGCCGCACATTGCCAAAAAACAAGGTAAAGATATTTCAGTTTGCGGCGATTGTCCTATTAAAAGTGAATGTTATGTTGTTTTATTCCAGGGCCCGTTATCTGTTTACAATGCATACAAGCGCGGCGTATATGGACAATTGAATAAAAGTGATTATTGGCGCTATCTTTATAATCTTAAAATACGCTTCGGCGCTTATGGCGACCCGGCAGCATTGCCGCTTTGGCTAATAAATGCAATTACTGAAAATTGTAAAGACTTTACCGGATATACGCATAGCTGGAAACGTTTCCCAGGTTTAAGCAAATATTTTATGGCTAGTGTTGAAAGTATCGCTTTAAAAGATAAAGCTAAAAATTTAGGTTTCCGCACATTCCGCGTTATTCCAAAAACTGAATGGCGCAATTCTACCAGGATGGAAAAATATTATAGAGAGATTACATGTCCGGCGGAAAATAAAGGGAAACAATGCATTGATTGTCTTTTATGCAATGGCGCAAAACAAGCGGCGGCTGATATTACTATCACGGCGCATGGGGCACGTGCCGGAGGGTTTGAATGATGAGCTTAAAACAAATCCTGGTAGATATATTTGTACTGTTTTTAATTAGTCTATTAATTATATTAATGATGTTTTTATAGATTAATCCTTTACCAGGGCGTTATTGGCAATCCCTGCAATACGCCCGCGCAAGGGATTAAACCCTTATTTTGTAGTCTAACTGGCGCTATACAGTCTAACTGGCGCTGAATTTTAATTTAAAAAGGGAACTTGAATATTATGGACGAAAATACAGTAAAAGCTTATGAGATTTATGAAAAACAAGGTCAAGACGGTGTATTGGCAGCAGTACGCCAAAGTAAACTGAAAATAGACAAATGGGGTTTTTGTGAGCCGTGCGAATATCTATCCCCGATTTATCAAAATTGTTGTCTAGTTTGCGGGGAGTCTATTTAACTTAAAATTTACGATTATATTGATTATCAAATAGGAGTCTAACTGATGCCAGCGCACTTACTTGAGCCACATGAACGACGCAGCGAGATCGTAAAGTTTCGTCTAACTGCCGCTGAGTTAAAAGAATTGCAGGAAGCTGCAAAAGTTCAAACGTATGTTAACGAGGATGGCGAAACAAAAAACTATACTATTTCCGATCTCATCCGGCACTTTGTCGAGCAAGGGTTGGAAAGTTTCAAGCGCCAGGGATTGCTGTAATTAAATAGCAGTCTAACTGGCGTTGTTTTAAAAAAGGGAGAATTGATATGCCTTACATTTTACAAACACCTTGTCACCATGAATGTTGTGAATGCTTTGCAACGCTTAATTCCGAAGATGGAGTGATAGCGTTCCAAACTAAAGAACTAGCTGAACAGTACGCAAAAGATTTTATGGCAGATCCAGCTACCGGAGATACCGAAGTGATCGTAACATTTGAACATGCCAAGCATCACGAGCCTTGGTTGCAGGATGCTTTAAAATATGATTTGGAATAGTCTAACTGACGTTGAAGTCTAACTTTAAAAAGGGAGAATTGATATGAAATTAATTAAATCAAGGCAAAATTACAAGTGTTATTCATGTAAAACAAAAATTAGTAAAGGGGATAAATACGCAAGGAAATCTATTTCTATCGGACAACCCTGGAAGCCAGACGAAATAAAGAGGGATAAAACTGGAATGGTGTATTTTGAGATGCAAGGTGTTAGGACGACTGAGCCGATTTGCGAAACTTGCGCTACCTAAACACGCGATAAGGCCCCAGCCCGAAGGGGTCTTCGCCCGGGAGTCCATTATTGCCGCCGTTGTCGCCAGCCGTATCATCCAGGGAAAGATACTCCATAATGGATTCCCTGGCAGCATCGAATCCATGTGCCAGGACGCAGCAGTTATTGTGAAACGAAAGCTTCATCATGCAGTCTAACTGGTGTGGCGACATTCTTCCTCCCTTCACATCCTTCATTTCTATGTACAGCGCATTCCAATTGGCGCGTCTAACTGGCAGGCAGAGATCCGGCATCCCTTTTTTTTGGCCTTCCGATTTCATTCTCAGCCCACGCCTCATCGCTCCGTAGCCTTTGCCGCCCTGGTTGGGAATTGCGTAGAGCATGTCTAACTCCGGCGTTTCCCTGGCATAGAGCGCAGCCCATTCAAAGAGCGCCTGCTGTTCAGTCGATTCGCTCATCTAACTGCTGCTCCTTATGCTTTACATACCCGTCTTTGTCCCGTTTTTTCTTGTCAGGAATAACGACAGGCCTGTTAAACTCATTCATATACCTGGCAACTGGGTTGCGTATCTTCGCTAACGGATGGCGTTTCTTTTTCAATGTTAAGCTGCTCCCACCATTTGAAAAATTCTTGAAACCGCTTCGTCCCCTCGGCTTCTTCTGGTGTGATCACTGGCGATGTCAATCCCTGCCACTTCATCTCTTGTAGATAAAAATAGCGGGTCTTCCGGCAGACAACCATGCATTGTATTCGTCAGGGTATTGCCTTTGCCACCCTGCCAACGCTTGTTGTTTCCTATCTGCTTTAATCCTGGCGGAAGTCTGCCGGATCTTTTGAGTCGTTGATTAAACACCACAATGCCCGTCACAATCTTCATTGAACATATTCATCTGCCCCATGTCTTCCAGGTTTCTAAAATCCACTTTGTCTAACGGACGCAGAGAACGATGCATATACAGTTTTTCTTTCGTTCCGCGAATACCATTGCGAATCAACTTGTCGATCTCCACGGCATCGAGCCATGAAGTTTTGTCATGCATTTTCATTTCACGCCATGCTGCATCGTTATGATAAGGACATCCTATGCAGGATGATTTCTCAGGTTTGGGGTAACAATTTTTCATCATCCAGTCGAGGCACTGCTCCCTGGACATATGTTTCTCAATCAAGGGCCAGCGATTGGTGATCCATGTTTCCCGATTCGGTTTCATGCGGATAATTTCATCCGTTGAAATGCCAATCCATAAATTGACAGACACCTTGCCTTTAGCTCTCTGCCTGGGTTTAAGCCCCATGAGTTCTCGTATCTTTTTAGTGATAGGCTCAACCTTGTATTCCCGTGTGCATTGCCGTCTAAGTAACCCGCCACGAGTGTTTTCTGATTCCGTATAAAACGGGACAGAAGCAAAGATTTGCTTCTGGAACGAATTAACAATATCTTCCCGTAAATTTCCCTTACTGACTCGATACAACGGAAACGGCAGTTGCTTTTCCAGCCAATCGAGCCATTCGTAGACCCG